CGTCGCGCGTGGCATGGCGTCCCCTTCAGTTGTTCGGCTCGTCGCGGACGATCAGCATGGTGGCCAGGTAGGACAGGGCCAGACCGCCCCAGAAAATCCACCAGGACCACAGGAAGAACTCATGCACGTCGATCAGCAGGAACCAGCCGATGCAGGCCAGTGCCACCCAGAACGAGAGGCACCACCAGCACAGGAACAGTTTCGACCACGGACCGTCGTGCGTCCACTGGCCCCACTTGTCCCGCCACCACATCGCAGGCGGAAAGTCGTCGTGCACGATCACGCGCGTCAGTCGGGCAACGCCGACAATCGCGACGATGATAGCCAGAGCCGCGATCCAGATATTGTCCAGCGCCGCGTTCACGCGGACCTCCGTCCCCATCGGGGGTCGTCGTCGTCCCTCCGGCGAATCGTACCGCCGCGAGCGCTCCGGATGCGACCAATGCTGGACGTGCTGATCAGTTCGCTGACCGCCCAGACCAGGGCGTCCACCCGGTTCGGGCTGGGGCCGGTGCCGGGAATCCAGGTCAGCATCTCGGTCTCCAGTTCCACCAGGTTGTTCCAGTGGAACACCCGCTTCTGCTCGTAGAGGCCCACGATCGGTTCCGCGCGCAGGGACTTGGACCGCATCGCGGTCTTGACGATGATCCGCGGCGAGAGGCCCATCGCCTCGGCCTCGCTGGCGATCACGTTCCGCACCATGTCGCCACCGAAGTTCCGCTCCGCCACGATCGCGTCGGCCTCGTTGTCCCGGTACATGGACAGCGCCATGCGCGCCCAGCCCTGCGGCGAGTACTTGCCGGAGGCGTCCTGGAGGACGTGCGCCGTGTTGCCCAAGCGGCCGACCATCACGATGCCGGTCTCGTCGGAACGCTTGTTCTGTGATCCGGCGGGGTCGATCGCGACGACGATCCGGTCCAGTTCCGGCGGCGGCTTGGCACCTTGACGCTGAAGGTACTCTTCCTGCCACATTGCGCCCTCGACATCGAGGAGCAGTTCGCCGTACAACTCCTGGCGACCCTTCCGAGTGCCCTCGTACTGGCTGACGACCTCCTCGCGGAAGTTCGGCGCGAGATTGTCCAGGTTCGCGTAGGTGGACACCCGGACGACGCGGGTATTCGGCCGCCCCTGGATGTCGCGCACCCACTTGGTCGGAAGCGGGGTCGAAGTCAGCACAACGTGGGGCCGACTGCCAATCCGGAGGCCGAACATCAGGTTCGACCAGACTTCCTCGGCGTTCGGGTAGTGAGCGGGCTCATCGAGCCAGGCGAAGCCGTGGTTCGGGCCACGCAGGCGGTCCGGCTCCTCGGCGGAGAAGGTGGTGGCGATACAGCCGTTGTCGAAGGTGATCCGGCGCTTGGAGGGCTCCCACTTCACCGGCTGACCGGCGACGGAGCAGACATACATCAGCCCGGACTCACCCTCGATCATCGTGTCGCGGACATCGGCACCGGTGGGGGCGATCAGCGCCATGCGCCCGACGCGCTCGCTCATCCTTCGCGTGTACTCGGCTCCGGTCCTTGTCTTGCCGGAACCACGGCCTCCGCTCAGGAACCATGTGAACCAGTCCGCGCCAGGCGGCGGCCACTGGTCACCGCGGGCATGCGGGTACGGATATCCGTGATGTGCCTTCCCATCGCACTCCCGACCGGGGCTTGCACAGAACCAGGCCCGCCGACGCCCTTGAACGAGGTCTTCGACCATCCCGGCGGCCTGTGCACGCGCTTCCGGGGACCACTGCTCGGCCATTTTCTTGATTTCGGCCGGTGAAAGCGGCCGCGGAGGAGCGTCGTCGTCCGGTTCGTCCTCGAACGGGGGTACATCGGTCATCGGAGGCTTCCAATCTGCCAGTTCCCGTGGCCGACGCCCCGCAGACGGCTCTTCGCGTACCCGCCGACCACCAGATCGCTGATCGGAGGCTCCTTCTCGGTCATTTCCACCCAGGAGACCTCTCCATCGGCGTCAAACACGGCGAAAGCGAGCGCCGCACGCCCGACAAACTCCCGTGTGATCATCCGGCGGTTGTATGCGGCGTCTTCGATGAGTTCTTGGGCGCTTCGGAACGTGGAATAGCGGGCAGACACCCTCGGTTCGGGCATCTGCGCCTCGATTTCCCGGCGAATCCGCTCGTCTACCGCCATTCGCCGGTCTCCGGGTCCTGACTCAGTTCGATGTCATCGAACGGGTCACCCTCCACCGGAGGCGCGGTGCCGTTGAAGATCGCCACGGCGGCCACCCACTGATCGAGTTCGTCCTTGTTCGGCAGGCCCAACTGCACGTTGATCGGCGCATCGAGGCCGAGCAGGCGGGACTTGCGCTCCACGACCATCATCGCGGCCCGCAGATACGCCAATTGCTGGACATCCTTGGGGTCCAGCGCCCGATCGACCACGGATCGCAGGAATGCATCCAGTTGCAGGGCCACTCTCTGCCTCTGCTTGGTCTTGTCCTCGGTGTCGTCCAGCGAATCGGCCAGCACCCGCTCCACGGCCATGCGTGCGGTGGCGACGGAGATGCCGAACTCGTCCGCGATGTCCGGGTAGTTCGCACCTCGGGTCCAGAGCGCGGTGATCCCGCGCGCCATGACCTCGCTCATCGTCTCGGCGTCGCGGATGTCCTTGATCGTGCCGATCCGCTTCTGAATGCGGCGGACGGAAAGGTCCTCGGGGATGCGCTCGATGTCGTCGCCGGGGTCTCGCTCCGCCTTCGACACGAACGCACCCCCTTGAGACTGCCAACCATCGGTCTCAGGATAGCCCTGAAAGTCCGACTTTCTGGGGGCCGGAACAATTCTGTGGGACAATTAGGGAATGGTACGCCCGCCCATTGGTCCCGTCACGATGACCTATACCGTGAAGTTCCGGCTCTCCGATCAGGACCTGACGGACCTGAAGGACATCGCCGCTGGCGCGTCGCTGTCCGAAGTCCTGCGCCGTCTGATCAAGGAAGAGAAGAAGCGCTCGCGGCGGTGAGCACTAGTCCTTCGTACCGGCGGCACCCTCTTTTTGGCGCGGGAAGCCGGTGGCGTTCTGCACCTGATCCTTGTCATCCGGGAGAGCGGCTTCGTCGCGAGCCACCCGTTCTGTGATGACTTCCGAGAGGTTGGTCTCGATCGGTTCGGCGTTGTCTTTCTCGTTCTCGGTCATGGCCCAGAGGATACTCCGTCAGACTGACCTAGTGCGTGGGGTGGGGGTCCTGATCGCCGTGGCCTTGGTGCTGTGGGCGCTCGTCGTGCTGATCCAGATTGTCGGGTGCTGGTGGGGCGGCGGCCTGATCATCCAGTTCGGGCAGTGCTGGTTGCGCTAGTCGTCCTCTTCGGAGTGCAGGAAGTCGGCCCTCGCGTCATCGGCCAGCACATCGCGCAGGATGTCCGTCGCCTCGTGAATGCCGATCGGGTAGGACGGCTTGTACGGCGGGTGCGGCATCGTGGCCAGGCAGACATCACGCTCGATCAGGAGGGCGATGATGCGCTTGGCCCGGTCGGTCATCCCGCCTTCTGCACGTTCAGGCGCGCGACGGCCCGCTCGGCCTCCCGTGCACTCTCGAACGGGATCGGGTGGGTGCGGATGGGCGACTCTTCCTCGTCCATCAGGGCGACGTAGAACTTGCCGCGGTGCTCGAAGGCGATCCAGTGGTTCATGTCACCATTCCGGCCGACGGAAGTCGGCCGATTCCTTTCTGATGTTCTCGCGCAACTCGACCCACAGGTTCTGGCCGCTGTCCTCGGGCCTCCGATAGAACAGCACACCGACGCTGTTCATCGCCATGTTCACGTCGGTCGGGTCGTAGATCATTCGTCCGCCCCCCAGAATGGGACTGTCTCGCCGCTCTGAGTGATCGCGCACTCCGGCGGCCGGTGGTATTCCTCGTGCGGGCGGCACCAGATGTATCCCGTGTCGAGATAGACCTGGTGCCACTCATCCTGCTCGGGCCGGAACGTCACGATGCCTCCTGGCGGGGGAACAACTCGGTGAAGCAGGTGTCGTAGTGCGTCTGGTCCACATTGGGCTGGCGCACGGCGTACTCGCCGGTCTTCTTGTCGTACCAGCCGTGCCGGTGACGAGCCGGGTGCTCCGGGTCCGCGACCACGAAGTCGAAGATGTAGCCACCGTGCGACCAGGCCCGGACAACCTCCAGGCCGGTGTTCCGACTGATCCGCCGGGTGCTCTTGTCGTTCAGGCGCTGTGCACTCACCGGTCCTCCTCGTGGGTTGTGTCCCACGTAAAGGCTACATCAGTCAGCGGATTCCGGGCCTTCCGATGCATCCACTCATCCTCGGTGAGCGGCCGAGTCTCGACGGGCCGGTGCTTCGCTTCGACGCGCAGGTCGGACGCCCCGGCCTTGTGCGACTGGCCGACCCTGCCGCGGCGGCGGGTCACAGGACTTCTCCGGTCACCGGGTCCACTCCGTGCCGGTGCCAGATCGGCTCCGGCTCCACGTCGTCCTCGACGGTCCACTGATCGAAGGAACCGTTGTACGCGATGTGGCTGTTGACGTGCCACTGTCCGCGCCGCAGGTTCTTGACGATGTTCCGCTCGCGCAGGCCCTTCACGACCTTCGCGACGTTCGACGGATGGATGCCGGTGTCGTGCGCAATCTCCGCCAGCGTGCAGTAGGCGATGGTGCCGCTCTTCTCGGGGACGTGCGAGAGCAGTGCCCAGAGCACCCGGCCCTCCTGGTTGGACAACTGCAACCGCATCATCGTGTCCACATTCACCATGCTCACGCGCTTTCTCCTTCCCTTGCGCTTCGCCGTCCGGAACTGCTGGACTGTGACCGCCTCCCCTGTCGAGTCCACCGTCCCCTTCAAGGTGCTGATCCGGGTGACGTTCTTCGGCAGGCGATCCATTGCTCCAGTCTAGTATCTGGGGATGGTGTAGCACATCCCTAGAGACTACTCTAAACCAGTACCTGGGGATGTATCGCGTGGCGAGACGAATCCCCTGGTCAGACGGCAATCGAATCGGTTCGATCCTGGATCTTCCTCTTGTCTGTCTAGTCCCCCTATTTCCACTCTCTTCGACCTACTCTCAGGGCATGTCTCTGCCGTGGTGGTTCTGGTTCTTCCCTGGTGGCATCTTCCTCTGCATCGCCGCCCTCCCGTTGGTCGGGTGGCTCTCCACCCGACCCCGGCGCAAGTAGATTCTGTGGTCCAGAAAGTCGGACTTTCTCACCCTCTTTTTGTGGGACCTAATGGTGCCCCCTGCTTGTGGATAACGGGGTGGATAGCGATGTACTCGCAGCGTGCGCCGATTGGGCGCAGGGGGGGGGACCTGCTAGACTGGTAGAAGACGGGGGGGGGAACCACCTAGTCGGGAAAGTCCCGACTTTTTCCCCCCGACGCGCGGACACGCGCGAGATTGGAGCACGCTTTACCACACCCACATAGGGTCTACTCGGAGTACCCTGAATCACTCCGCTAAGTCACGGGAGAACTCTCTCTCGGAATCGAGAAAGTCACGACTTTCTGGCAATGTCACCGAATATGGTGGCGCTAGATAACGCGGACTGGAAGATTCAACGCTGTCAGAAAGTCCAGACTTTCTGATTCCCGGATACGGGTTGACTAGGTAGTCCATCCCTCAATCACCCGCCACGCAACGTGGCAGATTGAGAGACACCATCATGGCTAAGACTGCCACCATCACCGCCACCCGTTCGCTCGCGGAAATCGTCGAGGACTTCGTCCACGTCACCGATTCCTCCACGCTCCGGTACCACCAGGCGCAACTCACGTTCGAGTTCGTCGGGAACACCGAAGGCAAGGAGGCGTCCGACCTCAAGGACGAGTTCCGCAAGGTTGCCAACGAGGCGCTCAAGCGCCAGAACGAGGCTCCGCTGTCGGTTCCCGGCGTCACCAACCTGGTGAACACCTGGAAGTACCTCCAGCGCGCGAACATCGTGACGGACCTGGACGAGAACCCGAAGGTCCCTGGCATCGCCAAGGCCGCCTTCAACCTCGCGTCGCAGACCTTCCGCGAGAA